AGATCAGGGTCTCTTTGGAAACATTGGCCGCCGCCTTGGCGATGGCATCGGCCTCGACATAATCGCGGCCGGCCATGCTGGAGACTTTCCAGCCGGGAATTTCCTCCCCATCGGAGAGACGACCCTTCAGAAGTTCAATGAGCGGATCCGCGAGGTGCTTCTCCGCCGCCTTCCAGTTCGCCGCGAAGACCGAGAGCTGAACCGGATCGGCCGCGATCTCCGCGCGGATCTCGTCAAGCGCCCGCTCGCCCTTGACCAAGGCCAGCGCCTCGGAGGATTGGCGGACGATAGCTCGGCACCCGTTGAAATTGGCACACCAGCCGCAAAATTCATTAGGCGTCGGCTCAGCCGTGCGGCTCGATGCCTCCGCGATAAGGTTGCTCACCGTGGCTTCCGCCTGGTCGCGGGTGAAATCGTAGGTTCTACGCAATCGCTGGTCGACATAGACCACATGCGCCGTCCACGAATCGGCAAAATGCTCCTGCATGCACGCGAGGCTGTAGGCGGCGAGCTGCTGGCGGTAGTTCCGCACTTGTCCGGTCTTGATGTCCGCGACCCACTTGGCGCGAACACATACCGCGTCGGCGGTGCCGGGTTTGGAAAGCCCCGGAACCTCCATGCCCAAATGCTCCTCGCGCGTTTCCACATGGTAGCCACCGGAAAGGACGCGGAGTTCATTCGCGCCCCACTCCACCGCCTTCTTGTCCTCGGCGCTCAGCGTGTCGAAGGTCGTCGGATCATCCATGAAAAGCTCGCGGAGTGCTTTGTCGAGCAAAGTGCCGCGCTCCGCCGCCGCGCTGGCCCCCGGCGCGCTCACAAAGAGCCCGCATTCAGCCAACTTCGGCAGGGACGATGGGGAGATTTCCTTGGTCATTGCGCTTCCTCCTGCTTTGCACGCTGCTTAAGCATTGCATCAGCAACACAATAGGCAATCCAAGCCCATATAGTTCGGATGCTATTAGAATCCGGGTCTAGTTTTCCTGGTCCATCTATTAATGCCGATTGGATAGACTCTTCGACTAATCCCTCGTTGCTGCCGTGATCGCTGAAAATTGGATGAGCACTACCTGAAATAACCCCTGCCAACGCCTGTCCCGCGAACCAGTCCCGCAAGGACATTCCGTTGCTTGGGATTGCCGCCTCTTTTCCGTTTTTAAGGACATAACTTGGATTTGGAAACGCAGGCCCGCCGTTATCCATCTCCGTGCCCTCTGTGTCCTCTGTGGTTAAATTCTTCACGCTGCCACCTCCATCTGTGCGGCTTTCGCCTTGGCGACCAAAGCCTCGGGCCGTGCCACGATCTGAGCGCGGAGTTTCGGAGCCGCGTCCCGCCATGTCTGGCCCTCGGTCAGCGATCCATTGGCAAGGAGGAAGGCGTTGACGATCTCCTCGTTGTCCTCGAGCACAGCGACCGACTCGCGGCCGATGATCTCAACGGCAGGCGCCGAGGTTTTGGGTTTCGCCACCGGCTGGAAGAGGTGAGCCACTGCGCTCCACTCCATCGGAATCTCGTCCGGCAGTCCCGAGCGGGTCTTGGCGTCGTAAGCCGCCGAGTGAGTCGTGTAGATCACGCGCTCCTTGCCGCCGATCCCTTTGGCCTTGCCACCGTCGTTGGTCACCGACTTGGTCTTGAAACGGAAAAACCAGAGTTCATCGGCCCACTCTTTAACGAGCGGCGAGGACTGCTTGGAGAGCTTCAGTTCGTAGCGGTCGTAAGCCGCCAGGATGTCCGGCGGCTCGGTGCGCTGCACTTTCGAGTGAGCGATAACCACCACATTTTTGCCTCCCTCGATGAGTCGATCCAAGGCACCGAGGAACCGGCTCATCTTTTCGGCCGCCATCACCCACCCCTTGCCGAAACCGAAATCCTCGACTGATTGCTTCTTGTTAGCCGCCAGCAAATCCTCGACCGCCAACCGCTCCGCCCAATCCGCCGAGTCGATCACGACCGTGCCGTAATCCGTTTTGCCCACCTCCGCGATGCACTCGCCGAGTTGCTTCCACGAGTCCACCGCCACGCGATCCACATCGAGGTGCGCCGTCCCGCCCTCGATGTCGAGGAAGAGAGGCTTGGGGAATTGAGCCGCAAAGGTGGACTTTCCAACGCTTTCCACCCCGTAAATGACCACCCGCTGTGGCCGCTGTTGTTTTCCTTTGATGATATTCATGTCACTCTTTGTTTCTAAGTAGTTGCGCGTTTTTTAGGATGCGCGCCCCCCTTGGCTCCTGCCCCCCGGCTTAAGGTCGGAAGGCGAAGCGGAAATTGTTCGTTATTCGTGAATGGCGTATCTCATTTGTCTGAAGGCGAGCAGGTCAGGCAGCTCCACCGAAGCTCGGTCTCGGCTCGGAGCGCCGCCGCGAAGCAGTCCACGCAGAGCGGCCCGAGGTCTTTGTCCACGAGGTGCGCCAACACGGTCTTGCCGTCCTGTGTGCAGAGGTGGCAAAAGCTCGAGTCCACGGAGGCATTTTCGATGACATCCATAAGTCAACATTTCAGTCCTGGTCATCGAACTCCCTCCACCGGCGCTCGCGTTCCTTGCGGCGGTTTTCCATGTCTCGGAAGCGGTTCAAAATCGTCTGCTGGCCACTCCAGTAAGCGGCGCACACCGACCCGAGCGTCACGATGGCCAGAATGAAACCTTCCCAGGCGCTCATTCGACTTCCTCCAAGCTGATCTTGAAGTTGACCACGGGAACCTGGCGGACTTTTTTCTTCTCCTCCACGATCAAAACCGGGCAGGCCCAATCGCGGTCTGCGCCAAGCTCTGACGGCTCGTTGTAAAGTTGAAATGTTTCAGCCGCATCGGCCTTTAGCCATTTTTCAGCCGCCGCCATTGACTTGAATGGGCCACGCGCTTCTTTTGTGCCTTCGGACATTCCGAAGCCTTCAAGGTCGATGATCCAAAATTTTAAACTCTCCGTGGCCTCCGTGTTCTCCGTGGTTAATCCGCTCATCGTGCAAGCCTCCATGTGAGTGCCGCCAAAATGAGCGGCAGGGCGATGATCTGAATAAAGTCGAGCGCGTAGCCCAAGCAGCGAAGTGTGGTGTCGGCGTCCATTATTTCGCCCTCCGTTCAAAGACCACCGAGAAGGGGGTCACCTTGAATGAGCGCCAGAATTTCAAGCGCGCCTCGTCCGGCGTGCTGGCGTGGATGTAATCGCCGAAGGGTCCGAAAACTCCGTTCGCGGTGCAGAGATACAGGTTCATGGTTGTTTCCTCCTGGTTGCGGTGTTGCGGCGATTGGCGCCACGGCCGATCCGGCCCATGAGCCACTCGCGAAATGAATGACGGGAGATGTGCCACCCGCCGGTTCGCCCGAATGGCAGCGTCGCCAAAAACTCCCCTTGCCGAATGTGCGGGTAGAGACCGCGCTTGGTCAGCCCGCACTCTTGGCAGGCTTCTTCGATGCTCATGAACTCCTGCGAGAAGATCATTTCCGTGCACTCCGTCCCTCGTTCTCTTTTTGCTTTTTGATCGCTTGAGCAATCAACCGGCTGATCGGAGTCCCTCCATTTTTCTCCGCCTTTTCCTTCAGATACTCGAAGAGGTCTGTCGGCAGGCTCAGGCTTGTTTTCACATAGGCACTTTGCATGGTGCTACCGATAGCTCCGGTGCTACCGGTGTAGCAATAAAAAAATGTCAATGGGGTGTTCTGCTTATACGAAGATTTCTATTGACATCCGCATGAACACTAGGTTTGCGGGCGAAAATAAATTTTCATGAAAATTTGCGCACTGGTGCTTTCGGTGCTACTAGTGGGAATCATGAAAGAGAAAACGCACAAGAAATTGAACATCTCACTGCCTCTCGATCTGCACGCTTTTTGCGTCGAAAAGAAAAACGAGGAGCAGGCAAAAAACCCAATGGTAACCGTGCCGATCTCCAAGATTATTTCGGAAGCCGTCAGAGAGATGAGAGATTCCGAAAAGAAAGCAAACGCCCCTGCATCGAATGCCCGACCTTCCTCTCCTACCTTGCCCCATGGAAAAACTAGGCGTCAATAAAAAGCCGTTTTGTGCGCCGGTTTAGATGCTCCACCAACTCCGCCAATCCGCCCTGCGTGCGGGCACGGCGTAGGTCGAGATGACTAGCTGAATGCTTGTGCCCATCTGGTAAGCCGTGCGGCCGGGGTCGTTGGACTTGCCGAGGTGGTAGGTGGCGAAAGAATGCCGGAGCGAGTTTTCTGGAAATGTCTTCCAAGCCACCGCGCCCTCCCGCCGGAGCCGCTTCACGAGCGCGCGCCGCTCCTTGTAAAATTCCGCCTCCGTGCCGGCCACCAGCGGCCCGCGCTTTCCGTTGAAAAGTTTCATGCGTTTTTTCAACGGCTCCGTCATGTCGACAAGACGCTCGCGGTTGCCTTTCTTTTTTTGCTTCGCCACTTCCGGCCCGATGTAAATCTGGCCCTTCTCCACATCCTCCCACCGCAGCCGCAAAATCTCGACCGTCCGAAGGCCCGCGAAGCCACCCAGCAAAATCGAAGCCCGCAAGTGATCGCTCATCGCATCGTCTGATAAAAGCGTCACCATTTCCTCGGGAGTAAGGATGTTTCGCTTCGGCGTCGAGTCAGGGCACACCACCGGCCGCCACGGCGACTTGTCGAGAAGGTCAATCTTCACGCACCAGTTGAAAAACATTCGAGCGTAGCGGTAGATCGTCGCCCGCGAAGTCGAGCACCCCTTCACCGTCTTGAACCACTCCAGGCACCGCACCGGCGTCACGCCCTTGATCGGCCCGCTGAATCCCTCCGCGATCCACCGCGTCACTTTCTCCACTTTCTCGCGATGCGATTTTGAGTAATCCGAAAATTGACCATTGAACATCGCCACCGCCCGAGCCACCGACACGCCCGACGGCTCCTTCAGCGAATCCGTCCCCTGCTCTTTGAGCTGCTTCACCAGCCGCCCGCCCTCGATAGTTGCCTGCGCCTCGTCAGAAAAAAAACGGCGAATCCTAGAGCCAGCCACCGCCGCAGGAATTTCCATTTTCCACGGGGTCGAGGGCCGCGCCGGGTAGAAGGAAACAAAGAATCGCGTTCCCTCGGACAAAAGTCGTGTTGCCATAGCAATTTCATCTGTTGCCCGTGTTGCCCGCGAAATCAACCTTTTAATGTCACAAGCGGTCAAAACGAGTCGAAACAAATCAGAAACGAAAAAGCCCGCAGAGGCTTTATTTATGCACCTCTGCGGGCTTTCGGTGAAGAGATTACCGGCGGTCGGGATCGAACCGACACTTCGTGAGAAACGCGATTTTGAGTCGCATTACTTCTTTTGATTATTAACTACTTGCAACGCTGTTGCCCGCTGTTGCCCTGTTTCTTGTTTTTCACTGGCCGGAAAATCGCCACGCCGCGAACGCCGTTCGAGCACATGACGCGAATGATTTTTTTCTCAAAAGATTTTTGGGTGGTGAGCGTTTTCATTTGAGAAAAAACCGTAGCGAGTGATTGGCCGGATTCCTCGGCAATGCTGGCGACAGTCTTCCAGCCTTCGGCTTCGTAGGCGGCCAAGTTGTCCTCTTTGGTTGACTCGTAGAATTGCGCCCAGGCGGCGCTCAGAGCGGGAGCAGCCAGGGGTTTCCCTTTTTTCTTTCGCATAAATTTACGGTGAGAGCGTTGTCGCAGTAATGGCCCCACGCGAAGCCTTGGCTCCACGCCAGCGTGGCGCGGCGTTCGGCGGCATATGGCATGTCGAAGTTGGCGAGCATTCCCACGCAGTAGCCAGAGGCGCCGTCGATGTTGCGGGCGCGCTCCCAGCCGACTCGGTGGAGGTGGGCCATCACCACATTGCCGTATGTCTCCGCGTGGTCCCTAATGGCGCTGACATTGAACATCGAGCCGTGGACGAATTTGGTGCCGCCGAGTTCGACATAGTTCCGGATTCCGTAGGGGGTAAGCGGAGCGCGGAGTTTCTTGGCGGTCTCCTCGATTTTCTGAATGGTGAGGTTCGCGGCGTAGGCCAAGAGGGCGTTCGGGCTTTTGGAAAATTTCCAGAGTCTCGCTTCGTGATTTCCGCAGAGGATTTGGTTGGGCTCTAGCTCGTGCAGGAACTCGATGCCGGCCATGAGATCCCCGGCGACATCGGCGGCGTGGTCGGCGTCGTTGCTGTCGCGCACGGCTCCGGCGCGGAAACTGGCGAGGTCAATGAAGTCGCCGAGGTGCAGGGTGGTCTGGGGCTTCCAGGCGGCCTTGAATTTTAAAACGGCGGCGCGGGCTTCGGGATCGATCTCGGCGCCGTGCGAGCACCCGACGGCCATCCACTTTTTCCATTTTTTTACAGGTGTCATGGTAGGTCGGGGATTTCGTTGTCTTTGCGAAGCTCCCAAATGTAGGAGCGGACTTTTTCGAGCGTGGCGGCGCAGCCTTTTTGCGTGACGCCTTCAAAGTCTCGCCATTCGCGGAATTCGCCGCTGCCGTGTTTAAGGTAGGAGCGGATTTCGTTAAGAAGGTCATCCAGTATTAAAATGGCATCCATGCCTTTCACCGCCGCGATGTGCTCTGTGCGCTCCTCGGGCAGCGAGAACTCAAGTGTGGCCTTCATTCCACTTCCTCCTCGTCGTCTTCCTCTTCCTCTTCGTCCTCGAGCGGCCAGAGAATATCTTCGGCTTCGCGGGCGAGGTTTCGGGCGGCGTGGCTGTTGCCAAATTTAAAATCCATGTCGTAGGTCGTGCCTTGGTCTTCCCAGCTGACGACGCAAACTCCGACCTCGAAATGCTCGGCGAGGATTTGGCGGACTTGAAGCATGATGGCCTCGCGGTCTTTCGGAAGGGAGGCTTTGGCTTTGCGGCTCATGCCAGGATGTCGCGCTTCGCCTCCACGCGGGTGCGGAGGGTGGCGAGGAATTCGCGCTCGGCGAGGCCGCGCGCCCAGGCGGGGCGGAATTGGTAGTGGGGGTCATCCACAAACTTCCAGCGGCCGCCCCACTCGAGGCCGAGGCTTTCGCCGAGCGGGCCGAGTTCGCGGTAGAGTTTGTGCGTGCCGTGGTAGGTCTTGCCGTCGCCGCTGAAGACGCCGACATCGATGGCGAGGCCG